GTCTCCCGCACCAGACCTCCGGGTCGGTGTTCGGCTTGTCGACCCGCTTGCGCCCGACCACCGCGGCGATTGGCTTGTCGGAAGCGAGCAGCCGCAACGCCGCGTTCGGATTCCATCCCATGTCGTCGTCGATGAACAGCAGGTCGGTGCAGCTCGAGGCGAGGAACCGCGCGCATAATTCGTTGCGCGCCCGCGGCAGATTGGACGAGCCGATGACGAACTGCCGCGCGTGCGCCACGCCGTTGCGCTCGAGCAGCAGGCAGGTGTCGGTCAGCGACAGCGCATATTGATAGGTCGGATGGCGGGCGATCGGCGTGCAGATCATCACGCTGCGCGAGCGCGCCCGCATCAGCCGCTCAGCGTCGATCTTGCCGTTGGCGACCACCTTCGCCGCCCGCGCGATGGCCGCCGGGATCTCGTGGCGCAGCAGCTCGGAGAACGCCCGCCTGTCTGTTTCAAGCGTCGAATATTCCTTGGCGTAGGTTCCGTTCTTGTCTTCCGCCTTGCCGTTCCAGGCGTGCAGGTGCTCGACCATCACCTGCGGCACATAGGCCCAATTGCTCAGCGCCCGGCCGATCGTCTCCCACGCGTCGTCGCCGCAGGCGTGCCGCGCCCCAGGCGGCGCCCACCAGCCCATCGCCCGCAGCAGATCGCCGCCGAATACGACCGCTCCGTGCATCCGCCGATCCGCCTGCCAGCCGTCCGCCGAATTGGCGAAGCCGGTTCGCCCCGCCGCCTTGACCAGCGGCGCCTGCCAGCCGAAGGTGCGGACGCGCTGGTCGTCGCAGAAAAAGCCGTACCACGGCTCGTCGGGATAGGTCTTCAACGCCCAATTGAGCGCCGCGCAGACGCCGCCGTTGTCCATCAGCAGCCGCACGCTCCAGTCCTGTCCCTCGCCGCTCGGCAGCCGCAGAGCCTCATAAGCTGGATCGAAGTCGCCGTCGATGACGACGACGCCCTTCGACGGCCCGGCCGCGGCGATCGAATCGAGCGCCTCCTGACACCATTGCGGACGCTTGTAGGTTGGCAGGAACCAGGTCACGTTTCATCCGCCTTTCTTGACTGCGGCGATCAGTCCCGCCTCGTCGATCGGATAGCTCATCGGCTCGATCATGTCGTACTTCGCCCACAACTCGGCGCAGTCGTCGACCGCCTTTCCGACCTCGATCTGGCGAAAATTGCTCAGCGTGTCGTCGATCAGGATGCAGGGAATCTCCAACCGAACCGCCTGGCGGATGTCCGACAGCGCCGTCGCGTAATCATGACCGCCGTCGATCCACGCGAGGTCAAACTTCTCGTCGACCAGCGGCAGCGTCTCTTTCGTGTCGCCGAAAATGAAACGGACGGATATTCGCTCGCAAGCGAGCAATTCCACCGCTCGTTTCGATCGCTCGTCGCAGTCGCAAGTCGTGAGGTTGTAATCCTCTTCACCAAGCAACTGCGAAAGAAAATAGCCGAAGAACCCCTTCTGCGTCCCCGTCTCGAGGAACGACCGCGCGCCGGTCAGCGCGACGTAATGGGCGATCGTGATCAGCGGCGTTGCGACGCGGTCGCCTGTGTTGAGGATGTTCCCTTGCGTCCGGTCGTCGCGCCTGAGTTCGTCGAGCAGCGGATCGGGTCCCACGAGGCGAAGAAACCACTGGGCGTCATGGGCCGCCTGGGTGAGGCGCCGGCCGCTCATGCGGCGTCGCTTTCCATCAACGCCCGCGTTCCGGCTTCGAATTCGGTCATCGGCGACCAGCCGAGCAACCGCCAGCATTTGCCCGTATCGGCTCGCGTCTCGCGCATGTCGTGCGCCCGCGCCGGAAGGAACGTCTGTTCGCCCGAAATCAGGTTCGCTAACTCGTGGATCGAATGGCTGTGGCCAGTCCCGACGTTGATGACCTCGCCGCGCACGTCGGACCGGAACGCCCGCAGGTTCGCTTCCGCGACGTCGGCGACATGGACGAAGTCGCGTCGCTGTTTTCCGTCGCCATGGATCGTCAGTGGCACGCCGCGCTTCGCTTGATCGAGGAAGATCCCGGTGACCATGGCGTATTCGCCGGAGACCGGCTGGCGCGGCCCGTAGACCTGGAAATAGCGCAACGCGACGCAGGCCAGGTCGTACGTCCGGTCGAACTGCATCGCGTAGAGTTCGCCAGCATATTTCGAGATCGCGTAGGGCGTGTGGCAGCCGGGCGGCAGCATTTCATGATGCGGCGCTGGCAGGTTGCCGTAATAGGTCGACGAGGCGCTATAGACGAACCGCTTGACCTTCGCCTCGGCCGCCGAAATCAGCACGTTGAGCGTGCCGATGACGTTCTGCTCGGCTGAGAACAGGCACGCCGACGGACCGCCAAAGAGCGACGGCAGCACCCGCGACATGGCGGCGAGATGGAACACGCCGTCCCGCCCTTCGCACAGATCGCGCATTAGGCCGCGTTCGCCGACGCTGCCGACGACCAATTCCGCGTCCTGCGGAACCCACTCGCGCCTGCCCGTACTCAAATTGTCGAGCACGGTCACGTCGTAATTGTGAGCGAGAAGCAACCGGACCAGATGGCTGCCGATGAACCCGGCGCCGCCGGTGACGAGCACGCGACTCATTCGTTCAATCCTTTGCTCCGCCACGAACGGCCCAGGCCATGCCCGCTGTCCTCGAAAGTTCCGCGATGGGTAGGGGGAACCGGGCGCAAGGTCCAGGCCGCCGTGGCGAATGTTTGACGCGGCGACGCGGATTACTTCTGCGGCGCGGCGAGGATGTCGTAGCCGCCGAACTCGCCGAGCGCCGCGATGATCGCGGTGTCGGTGCCAGCCGCCGACAGGTGCGGAACGACGTTCAGCCGCACATAGGCCCGCGCGCCGGAAAGATCGACGCCCGGCGTGCCGGTCGGCGCGTTGCCGCTCTGGTTGAGCAGCCGCGCCACGCCGACCTGGCGAGCGCCGCCCGACTGGCCGGTGGCGATCACGGTCGACGCTTCGGTCGCGTAGTCCGACCAGTTCGACCCGTCCGGACCTTCCTGCAAGTCCCAATAGGCCGACAGCGTGTGACCCGAGGCGAGCGTGACGTCGTAGAACACGAAGGCGTCGAGCGCGCGCGGCAGGCCGCCGTTGGCGAACGATTCACGGTTGATCGAGATGCCGGTCCAGGTGACGGAATCGGAACCGCCGCCGGCAGTCCACGAGAGAGACGTCGACAAGGCTTTCGGGTCGATCAGTTCCGCGATCGACTTGACTTGGACGATATCGGCCATGATGGCCTCCTATTCAGGGAAAATGGGTTGAAGCGGCGCGCCGAACTCGCGACGCGCCGCAGATCGCTTGGTGGTTGGCTCAGCCGATTACGAGATCGCCGGCGCCCAGATGACGCCCTGGTCGACCGCGACCGAGGCGGGATGACGCATCTGGAAGTCGTGTTCGGCGATGGCGCGAATCAGCGTCTCGTCAACCTGGACGACGTTGACCTGCGCGCCCGACGCGTTGGTGTAGGAACCTTCGCGCGAGACGAACAGCTCCAACGTCATCGAGTCGAGGATCATCGCGTCGGTCATTTCGACCAGCATGATGAACGAGGCGCCGACCGTGTTGGCCGAGGTCGTGTCGTTGATGTTGATCGGGATCTGAGTCGACCGCTTGGCGAGCGGGTAGCCGAGCAGCGTGCCCTTGCTGAGTTCGTCCCGATAGACGTACAGGCCGAGCGAGTTCAGCAGGTTGAACAGGTAGTTGTAGATGCGCGGGTGCATGAACCACATGCGCCGCATATCCGGCACGTTGGCGGTGTCGAGGCGATTGACGAGGCCCGCCAGTTCGTTCGCCACCGTCGCCTGAGTGTAGGACTCGTTCGACGTGATGAAGTTGCCGCCCGAGGCATAAACCGAGTTTCCGGTCGACGACCACACGCCCGCCGCGCCACCCTGTTGCAGCGCATAGGCGTTGGCGAAGCTCAGGAAGCCGCGCGGCGTGTTCTGCGTGCCGTCGCCGATCAGAAAGGCTAGATCCTCGCGCAGCGCCATCACCTTCGCCAAGTCGTCGCGGACGAACGCGTCGGCCGCCGGATCGGCGTAGCGCATCAGGTCGTTCGACACCGGGACCAGCGCCGTCAGCTTCTTGTAGCTGGCGACGATCTGGCCGAGCGTCTGTTGCGAGGTCGTGATGCTTGAGACTTCGCCGGAATAGGACGCCGTCGCGGCGCCGGTCTGCGCCGGCAGCGTCATCGTCCCGTGAGGCATCGGCATGGTGCGCGGGTTGGCCGAACGAACGGCACACATCGGGCGCAGGATTTCGATGATCTCGTTGATGTATTCCGGCGGCACGATGAAGCCGCCCGAACCGCCGATGCCGGCGACCAGCGCCTTGGTGACGGGATGCTCGCCGCCATAGAGGGTCGTCGAGATTTCGATCGCGTCGTGCTTGGAGCCGCGACCGGCGCCAAGCATGCGGGCGACGCCGCCGACCACGAGACCCTTGTTGGTCCCGAGGCCGCGCGCTTCGGCGACTTCCTTGTTGGTGTAAACGTCGCTCTTGGCCTGGGCGAAGATGCGATGGGCGTCGCCGTCCTGGCCAGCGACCACAACCGCCTTCTCGCGAGAGGCGTCCTGGACCTCCTGGTAGCGCTTGATTTCGGCGTCGGCGTCAGCCAGCGCTTTCTTCAGTTTGTCGAACTCCGGGCCGTCTTTGGTCTGGTCGAAGTCCTTTTTCTCCCCCAACGCCTTGAAGGCGTCGAAGGTCGTTGCGCGTTTTGCGCGCAGTTCGTGCAGAGACATGAATAGGCTCCATCAAAGGGATTGCGGCGTCTCACGACGCTGCGGTTCGAGCTTGCCGAAGGCTCAAATAACGGGCGCCTGACCTGTCGTCAGGAATTCACTTCACGCGGCCATCGCCGCGATTTCAATTTCGCGAAGCCGTTTCTGGCGCTCGGCTTCGACCGCCAACTCGACGTCCGGCTCGGCGCCGGTCGCACCTTCCGGCTCGCCCGTCTCGCCGTCGCCGTTTTCGTCGTCATCTTCCGGCTTCGGCTTGGCGGCTTTCATCAGCGCCTTGGCGTGTTCCGTTCCGGTCTCGATATGGTCGGCGAACGCCTGCAGCGCGTCATGCGTCGTTCCGTGCGAGTCGAGCGCCTTGGTCCGGCAGTCCATCATCTTGCCGAAGCACTTCATGATGCCCTTGACGTGCGCCATGTTCTCTTCGGACAGGACGCGGCCGGCCTTGGAGAAGGCGGCGCGCAAAGCCTTGGTCTGCGGCGTCGGCGCCGAGGCCACATAATCATCGTCGTCGTCGATTTCGACGTCGTGACCGGCCAGCAATTCCGCCGTTTCCTCCGCCGTCATGGCGAGGAAGACGTCGGCCAACACCTTCAGCGCATTGGCGAGCATCGCCGGAACTTTCGATCCGTCGCCCTCGACCTGCGATTCGCGGATCGCGTCGTCGTGGAGATAGCCGAGCTGGTGGAGGACGTAAGCCAGCGAGCAGACGTCCTGTAGTCCCTTGACCTTCGGCGCATTGGCCGCAGTGATCGCCTTCGGTTTCATTTTGGCCTCGTAATGATCGATGACCGCGCGCGCCTTGGTCTGGACGTCGTCGGGAATGTCGGCCTGCGGCAGGCGCGAGGCGGCGGCGCGAATTCCCGACGGCATGGCGGTGAGATGCCCATCGACGATCTTGGCGAACGGCAACTTGTAGGAGCCCTTGAGCTTCGGATTGGCGGCGTCGTAGGCGAGGAAGCCCTTGCGGGCGAAGCCGACGTCCGGCGAATCGCCGTCGAAATTGCAATGGTCGAAGATGCTCGCCGAAGCCGCCGGGCCGTCCCACGCGTCATCGCCGCCGATCGGCAGGTTGCGCGAGGCGCCGCACTTCCACGAGTGTTTGTCCGTCTTGGTCTCCAGCGACCGCGCGATCGTCAAGGCGCCGGGATCGCAAGGCACCGAGACGCAGCTCAGCTCAAGCAGTTCCCATTCCTTGAACAGTTCGCCGCCGTCCTTGTTCGGAGCGGAGTCGATCGGTTGGAAACCGACGCTGACCGTCTTGAGCACGCCGGCCTTGTAGAGCCCGCAATATTCGTCTGCCTTGGCGGAAATTCCGGCGGGCGCGAAGGTCAGGACGCCCTCGACCCGCTCGCCCTTGATCTCGGGAGCGAAGTTGCCGACCGGATTTTCCGGGTTGTGCTGCGCCAGCACGATCGGATTGCGCAGGTAGTTGTCGAGCTTGCAGCCCTTGGCGACCAGCACGTCCTTGACCCGATCGCTCTGGCCGCTGTTGGCGACAACCCGGATCTGGCGCGGCCCCAGCGCGCCGTCGACCACGACGTCGGCCGAATAGAATTTGCGGACCATCGTCCGTCCTCCTGATTTGTCGCCGGCCGCAGCAAGCTCGGCCATCACGGCATGGTCGTCTTCGTCCTGATAAGGCCGCAGATCGAGGTCCTGTGGAACCCTCGTGATGACCTCGCGGTCGACCTGCTTGATGACCGGCGCAAAGCCCGCGCAGTACGCCTTCCAGTCGCCGCCTTCTTCCTCGACCGCCTGGCGTTCGGCCGGATTGGCGACGTCGTGATGCGCCTCGGGATATTTCATCCCGTCGTTCATCGCCAGGAATTCGGCGAACTCGTGAATCGGCACCGTCCGGTCGAGTGTGACGCCCGCGATCTCTTTGGGCAGGTCGTCGTCGGGATAGTACCGCTTGCCGTCGATCGAGCGGTTGGCGGCGTAGGGAATCGTGAACCCGCGAACGATGTCACACGCCTTGACCATCGCTTTGGCGCGCTCGTAATAGTCGCCCGGCGCCTTGGCGGGAACGTCGGAATGGCGATGGTCGCCGGCGCTCATATCCGCAGCCCAGCCTTTTCCAGCGCGTCGGCGCTATGTTGGATTGTCGACGTCGTCGCGGCGTCGGCCTGTGCCGCTTCGCTGGCGTTTGGTTTTTTCGGCGACGCAACGTTGTCGGCGCCAGGAACGCCGCCCTCGGCGACCGAAGGATGTCCGGCCCCATCCGCCGCAGTTCCGGTAATGTCCGACCCAAGCGTCGCCATATTGACCGGCCTCGTGATTGCATTCGCTCCCGTCGCGTCCGGATCGGCTTCCGGCAATCCTTCGCCAGCGCGAACCTCGTTGACCGAGACCCACGCCGCGCCGCCGAGCGCAATCCGATTGGCCGTAAAGCGCGTCGTGATGTCCGCCCTCAAGAGAACCGTTTCGTCGAGACTGACCTCGAGGCCCTGATCGTCGAGGTCGAAGGTCTGCGCGATCTTCTGCTCCATGCGGTGCAGATCGGGCATCACCGTGTTGTTGACGTAGTCCTGATTGATCTGGTCGATGTTGATGCCGCGCAGCTCGACGATCCCGAGCTTATAGGGCGGCGTGCGGTAGAAGCGGCAGATGTCGACGACCTGGAACGAGCGCTGCTGCATGAACTCCATGTCGACCGACGTGAGCTGCAGCTCCTTCCATTCGAGACCTTCCTCGAGGATTGGCGTCGAGCCGGTCGTTCCGACGCCGCTCGTCAACTCGCGCCATTGCTGCTTGAGCCGCTGCGCCGCCGCTTCCGAAAGCGTCTTTTTCGATTGCAGGACGCCCGACGGCCGCGAGCCGTTTTTCATCAGGCCGGCGGTCTGCTGCTCGAGCCCCATCGCGACGCCGATCGCGTCGCGCGCCATGCCGATCGTCGAAAACGCCACGAGCGAATTGAAGGTCAGCCCGCGCAGATGGAAGATATCCTCGGCGGCGATCGACGACGGGAATCCCCGCAGCATGGCGATCTGCCACAGGCCGATGCGGTTGACGTTGTAGAAAATCTGCCCGTCGAACGATTCCAGCACCAGCACGGCGTCGGGGTTGATTGGGATCATGTCCCTGAGCTTGCCGCGGCCATCCCGGCGAATCGCGGCGTAGGCGTTGCCGCGCAGCAGGTGCGCGGCGCTCATCTGCTCCGAGAACTCGAACCACGTCTGGTATGGGTTCGGACTGCGAAAGAACTTGGCGACCGGATGATCGTCGACCTTGACCTTCTTTCCCGTCGCGTCGCGGCGAAAAAGCCGCGGCGTGCAGCGGGCGATGTCCTGGCTACGAATGGTCACGCAGGCGTAGACGGCCGAGACCGCCATCGCTGTGCCTTGACTGATCAGCAGGCCGCTGGCCGACGGCGTCGCGCCGAGCGTCGGCAGATAGCCCATCGTCGGCAGCGCCGCGGCGCCAGCGTTCTTGCCAATCAGCGCGCGACCGGCGTCGCGGATGCGCGAGGCGATTCCCATCAGACGACCAGGAACCCGCCGGGCCGCGACCGCTCGGAATTGTAGATCGACGGCCCCTGCAGCGGCTCCGGATCGCGCGCCATCAGCGCCGCGGCGTCGAACAGCGCCATCAACGGGTCGATCTTCGCCGCGCCAGACAGCGCCTTGGTAATCATCACGTAGTTCGCCTTCATTTCGATCTTGGCGTTGCCGACCGCCCAATCCATGAGCTGCTGGTCAGCGTGAAGCATCGTCCCGTCGTCGAGCTTGCGCTCGACCGTCTTGATCGCCCCCATCAGCATGAAGCCCTGGGGAACGGCGACGATCCGGTCCGGCGACCCTTCCTCGTTGGCAATCCCCTCGAGCGCCAGCGCGTCGACCAGGCCGCCGATCCCCGCCTTGTCGAGACCGATCTCGGCCAAGATGCCGGCCGCCTCGACTTGCTTGATCACCGCGACGATGCCGGCGAGGTCGGCGGGCGGTGGCGGCAATTCGTTTTGCCCGGTTCGATCGCGGCGCGGCGCTCGCGGCGCTGGCCCTTCGGCCTCGAGCCGCGAGGCGATCAGATCCGGCGCTATCGGGCCTTCGGAATCGACGACGACCAGTTCTCCGGCTTTCGCAAGGTCGATGTACGCCGCGGCGTTGCCCTTGCGGCGCTGCAGCGCGACGATGTTGCACCACGCCTTGCACCACGACAGCCACCGGCGCGTCCCTTTCTCGCGCCCGATCACCGCGACGCCGAATAGATCGTCAAGTCCCCCGCCGTCCGCGCCGACGCAAGCGACCTCACAACGATCGAGCAGTTCATCGAGATCGAGGTTGAATTCGACCGCCGCCGGCCAGACCTGAGCCCCAGCCCAATTATCGTTGGCGTTGAGGCCGCCCATCTGCAGGTTGAGATACTGCGTCGCCCACAGCTTGAGCTTATCCTCGCCAGCGACCAGCTCGTCGGCCATCAGTTCCACCAAGCCGGAAACCGTGACCGACCGCCCGAGATTCGGCAACACCAGCGGCCAGACCTGCGGATCGCGCCAAGCGTCGCGCGACTCGGCGATCTCGGCTGGAAATTCGTAAAGGATCGGCAGCGTCGGCGAGCGCGAGAGACCATCGCGAACCGCCCGCGCCTTGGCGAGTTCCGTCTTGAAGATCCCGGTCGGCGCGGTTTCCGACTGGGTCGAGATGATGACGCCGAAGGTCTCCGGAATGGCGACGCGACCGCCGCGCAACTGGCGCAGCGCGGAATCGGCTTTCGACATTTTTGCCGCTTCGTGCAGCTCGTCGAGCAGCCAGCCCGCCGAAAGCAACCCGGTCACCACCCGCGGGTCGAAGCTCATGACCTCAAGCGTCGAACCCGAGGCGCGGTGAGTGATCGTCTTGATGTGGTCTTGCACCCGCAGGCGACGCGCGAGGTCGACGTTGAGCCGGACCATTCCAGCGACCTGGCTGAAGGCGATGTCGGTGATGTCCTGGGTCGGCGCCAGCAGGTGGAAGTTCGCGTTCGGCCGCTCGTTCATCAGCAGCGCCACCAGCATCAGCGCCGCGCCGTAAGTGGTTTTCGAATTTTTCTTCGGCACCAGGGCGAAGACTTCACGAATCATCCGCACCTGGCGCTCGGGAAACCACGAGCCGTAAATCGCGCGGATGATCTCGCGGAACCACTCGCCGCAGGCGTCGGCCAGACGCGGCGTGCCGGGAACGTCCGGCAGTTGAA